AGCTGCGAAGGTTTCAGATTCAGCTTGGAGAATTATTAAGCGAAAATCAGCCGGAGACATTAGCGCGCCGATTAGCATTGCCATGATTGTTTGGAAATTAACAAAGCCTCAACAAGTCGCGGCTATCTATACGGAATGACAGTGTGATAGTGTATAATTGCACCTTATGGGTCTCTTCTCGCGTAAGCCGCAGCCAGCAGTAGTCGAAGCGCAATACGCGCCGCAGGTAATGGGCGAGAGCCTAACAACTCTTTACAACGCAGTGATTCCACGCGTTTCACGCAAAGACGCAATGAGCTGCCCTTCAGTAGCTCGCGCCCGCAACCTTATCTGCGGAACAGTGGCATCAATCCCTCTCGAGTATTACAACAAGAAGACCGGCGAAGTCATCGCTGCTCCTCGATGGATCAATCAACTTTCAAAGTCTCAGCCTTCTTTCGTAACTCTTACCTGGATTGTGGACTCGCTCCTCATGTATGGCGTAAGTTATCTTTTAGTGACTGAACGCTATTCTGAAGACCAGCGCCCAGCTTCTTTTGAATGGGTTGCAAACACTCGAGTCACATACACAACTGACCTTTATGGCATTTCGATTACTCAGTATTACATTGACGCAAGCCCAGTTGACATGAATGACATTGTGACAATTCAGGGCTTTGATGAGGGCATTCTAGATCGTGGCGGTCGCACTATCCAGGCTGCAATTGATGTCGAGCGCGCAGCGGCAGTAAACTCTTCACAACCACAACCGGCGGGTTATCTCCGCAACACAGGCGCAGACCTTCCGCCTAATGAGGTTGCAGGTCTTCTCTCAGCTTGGAAGCGTGGCGCTCAAACAAACTCAACCCGCTACTTAACGAGCACTCTTGAATATAACGCAGTCGCATTCTCTCCAAAAGACATGATGTACAACGAGGCAATTCAGAACCTGAGCACTCAGATTGCTCGCCTTTGCAACATTCCGGCTTACTATCTCAGCGCGGATCAGAATACAACGATGACTTATGCAAATGTTCAAGACGAACGCAAGCAATTCTTCGCGTTATCACTTGAGCCTTATGTCCAGGCAATTCAGGCAAGACTCTCAATGCCGGACATCTCAACCGCAGGGCATGAAGTGCGCTTTGCGGTATTCGACACTTTCCTCAAGAGCGATCCAATGGCAGAGCTCGAAGTAATTGAGAAGATGCTTACTCTTGGACTTATTTCTACAGAGCAAGCAATGGAAATGACAGACTTAACTCCAAACGGAAGCGAAGGAATGAGCTAATGAATCAACTAATCATCGAGGCTTCATCAATCGAGTGCTCAGAAGAGCGCCGCGAAATCTCAGGCAAAATTGTTCCAATGGGAACAGGCGAAATCGGGTCAACCAACATGGGCGGAGTTGTCTTCGAGGCAGGAAGCATCGACATTGCTGATGTCTCAAAGATTAAGCTTCTATCTCAGCATGACATGAAGAAGCCAGTTGGTCGCATGATTGCGGCAGAGACTCGCGCCGATGGTATCTACGCAACATTTAAGCTTTCACGCTCTACAGGCGGGAACGATGCTCTTATTCAGGCGCAAGAAGGACTTGTTTCAGGTCTTTCAGTAGGCGCAGAAGTAATCTCATCAAAGCCATCACGCGATGGTCACATTGTCGTAACAGCGGCAAAGCTCAAAGAAGTTTCTCTCGTAACTGAACCGGCTTTCAAGTCTGCTCAGGTATTAGAGATCGCAGCAGAGGAAGTTGAAATCGCCCCTGCTGAACCAACCCAACCAACAGAAAGCGAGCCACAAGTGGAAGACATTTCTACACAGGCAGAAGCTCCAGCAGTTGAAGCGGCGGCAGTAGAAGCGGCTCGCCCAACAGTTGTTGCGAATCTCCAGGTGAAAGAGCGCATTGCTCCAATTTCATCAGCACAATACCTCGAAGCATCTATGAAGGCTGCTCTTGGCGATGACGAAGCACGCCGCACAGTTCGTGCAGCAGATGACTCAACATCAACAAACACAGGTTTGACACTTCCGTCTCACCTCAACACATTTATCACAGACACATTCACAGGTCGCCCAGCATTCGAAGCTGCAACTCGTGGATCACTTGCAGGAATTGACGGAATGTCATTCACAGTTCCTCGCCTTTACACAAACGCATCAACAGCTGATGTTGCTCCAACAGTTGCAGACACAAACGAAGGCTCAGCACCATCTGAGACAGGCATGACTTCTGCATACGACACAATTTCAATCGAGAAGTTCTCAGGACTACAGCGTGTTTCATTCGAGCTCGTAGATCGCTCATCTCCTGCATTCATGGAACTCATGATGGCAGAACTCCGCAAGGCGTATGAGAAGGCGACAGATGCAGCACTCCTTGCAGCTTATGTTGCAAACGGAACAACAGCATCAACAACAGCAGCAACAGCAGCTGGACTTCAGTCATTCGTATCAGTCGAAGGCGCGGCAGCATATAAGGGAACAGGCGGAGACTTTGCAAACAAGCTCGTAGCCTCAACCGATGCTTGGGCGGCAATCGCCGGATTTGCGGATTCAACTGGTCGCAGCCTGTATTCAGCTCAGGGTGCAACACAGAACGCATCAGGAAACGCAGTAGCGACTTCAGTCGTTGGTGGCGTTCTTGGTACAGACCTCATTGTTGATCACAACATCTCAACTTCAGGCGTTGTCGATAACTCAATGTTCTTGGTTGCTCCATCATCAGTTTACACATGGGAATCCCCAACAACTCAGCTTCGCGTGAATGTTCTTACATCAGGCGAGATTGAAATCAACCTTTACGGATACCTAGCAATTTATCTTGCTAAGTCAGGTAAGGGCGTTCGTAAGTTCAACCTTACATAATAGCAACACCTAAGTCGCTTGAGGGGGCAGTCAGAGCCCTTACTGCTCCCTCAAGTCTTTAGAAAGGATCACAATGTCACTGACAACCGTTGCAGAGCTGAAGACTGCTCTTGGCGTTGGAAGTTTATACCCTGACGCAACTCTTCAAGAGGTTTGCGATGCGGCTGACAATGTTCTCCTTCCTTTCATTTGGGCTAACACAACCCCGGTTGTTGGACACAGCAACACTGCCACAACTGGCACTTCATACTTTGAAGAATATGTGAACGAAGTCTTTTATGTAGGGCAGACAGTTGTTCTCTCAGGCTGCGGTTCTAAGCACAACGGAAGCAAGACGCTCACCGCAGTTGGCGAAAAGTCAATCACTTATGCAATCACCGGCAACAATAACACTCCTGCGCCTTATCACCCAATCAATCCTTTTGGCACAGTCGCAGCTGATACTTATCTCGACCCATCAACAGTTCCTGCAATCCAGGAAGCAAGCCTCATGATCTGCGTGTCAATTTGGACATCTCGTCAGACTAACTCAGGAAGCGGAATGAACCCTGACGGCTCAGTTGGCAATATGTACGCCATGAGCTCTCAGCTCATCTCTCGCATCAGAGGGCTTATTGCGCCTTATATCAACCCGAATTCAATGGTTGGCTAAACATGACAGCCATCACAACTCTTCGGTCAACTATTGCGTCAGCTTTAGCGGATAACTCTCTTTATAGCGTCTTCTCGTTTCCACCTGCGACCCCAATCCCAAACAGCTTAATCATTACCCCAGGCGATGTTTACATCACCCCGACCAATAACGATCGCACTTCAGTTGCGCCATTGGCAAACTTTAAGATTTCAATCCTTGTCCCATTGCTAGACAATGAGGGCAACCTTGCTGGAATAGAGACTGACATCGTTCGAGTCTTTCAGCTTCTCGAAGCTTCCAGCATCGTCTTCAATGTAGGAAGCGTGAGCGCCCCAAGCGTTCTCTCAATCGCTTCAGGAGATTTGCTGACTTGCGACATTGCAATCAGCACCCTAACGGAATGGAGTTAAATCATGACCGATTTAGCACAATGGGAAAAAGAGAACAAAGAGTTCCTGATTAAAATCGGTCAGGCAACTCCAGCAGTAAAGCCAACAACTAAGAAAGATGAGGAATAAGCCGTGGCAGTATATCTAGCAAACACCGGAGTTCTGACCGTCAACGCGGTAGATCTCTCAACACTAGTTTCAAGCGTAACAATCAACCGAGCATTTGACGAGCTCGAGGTCACCGCACTCGGGGATCAGGGTCATCGTTTTGTTAAGGGCTTGGAAGCTTCAAGCATTTCAATTGATTTCTTCAATGATTCAGCTTCTTCAAAGACGCTTCAGACGCTTCAGACAAACTGGGGCAACAATGTCACAGTCACATTCAAGCAAACTTCCGATGCAGTATCAGCAACAAACCCTCTTTACACAATGACTTGCTTAATCAACAACACAACACCAGTAAACGGTGCAGTTGGAGACCTATCAACTCAGAGCGTAACTTGGAATGTTTCAGGCACAATCGCAGTAACAACTTCCTAATAACTAACAAAGGGGCTACAAATGGCAAAGTTAAAAGTGACAAGGGCAGACAACTCAGTCCAAGAGTTTGAGATAACTCCGCTGATTGAGTATTCATTTGAACAGTATGCCAAGAAAGGCTTTCACAAAGCGCTCATTGAAGATCAGAAGCAATCTGATGTTTACTGGCTCTGCTGGGAAGCAATCCGCCGTTCAGGTGAAACGGTAAAGCCTTTCGGGGAAGCGTTTCTTGAGACCATCAAGTCAGTTGAGGTCTTAGATTCTGACCCTTTAGCCTAAGGCTGGATAGGAACTCCATCACCTTCCTCGCGGCTCGCTTAAGCTACGAGTTTGGAGTTCCTTTCCAATCCATCGTGGAACTTCCTTCGATGGCGTTACGAGCACACATAGAAGTCCTCAAGGATCTAGCGAAAGAGAGAAAAAATGCCAACAGAAGTCACCGGCGCTCTTGAACTTCGCAAAGCCTTGAAGGAGTACGCTCCATCTTTAGCCAAGGAATCTCAGAAGGAAATCTCAGGAGTTCTTCGCCCAATTACTGCAAAAGCTCGAGGCTTCTTGCCGTCTAATGAAGAAGCTCCTTCAGGCTGGCTCAAGCGCGAGGGCGCTAAGGGTCGCTGGGCAAACCGTTATTATGACGCGTCAATTGCTCGCAGAGGAGTTACATTCTCAGCATCGCCTTCAAAGGCTAACAACAAGGGATTCAGAAGCTTGGCGGCGATTTACAACAAGTCTGCTGCTGGAGCAATCTATGAGACAGCAGGTCGCAAGTCAGGCGTTACAGGCAACTTCACTCCTAGACTTGGCGGACAGTTAGCCGGTCAGGGGCAGAAGAAGACAGGTCGCGGAATCTTCCGAGCATGGTCAGAAGACCAGGGAAGAACCAACGCAGCCGTCATCAGAGCCATTGAGCACACAAACGAAAAAGTCGCAGCTCTTGCAAAGCTTGGCGGCGGTAGATTATTTAGAGCAGTGAAGGCGGACTGATGGCACAAACAGATCTAGCAGTTCGCATTGCCACCATCTTCGATGAGGCTGGCATTAAGAAAGCCGATAAGGCAGTCAACAAGCTTGAGAAAAGCGCGGTCAAGTTAGGCAAGTCTCTAGGGCTTGCGCTTGGCACAGTAGCCCTTGCCGCTTATGGCAAGAAGGCAGTGAAGGCTTTTACTGAAGATCAGAAAGCAATCATCAAGCTCAACAACGCAGTCAAGAACCTTGGGCTTTCTTTCTCTCAGGCAAACATTGATGACTTTATCTCTAAGCTGGAGAAGTCTTCTGCCATTGCTGATGACATCTTGCGCCCAGCCTTTCAGTCTTTGCTTACCACTACAGGGTCAGTTACAGAGGCTCAGAAGCTTCTCACAACGGCGATTGAAGCCTCACGCGGTTCAGGTTATGACCTGGCTACCGTTTCAGCTGACTTGGCAAAAGCCTATGTTGGCAACACTAGAGGCTTGCAGAAGTATTACTTGGGACTCAGCAAAGCGCAGCTTGCTTCGATGTCCTTCGAGGAGATTCAAGCCAAGATTAACAAGACCTTCCAAGGCGCAAACAAGGCTTACTTGGACACTGCCGCTGGAAAGATGGAAGCTCTTTCCCTAGCAACAGGCAACTTCACTGAAACCGTTGGTGGAGCACTCATCAACTCAATCATCACCCTTTCAGGCTCAAACGGCATCGAAGGCTTAATTGAGAAGATTGACAGCGCAGCTCAAGCGATGGTTGGCTTCTTTGAGCAGACAGAGCGCACAGGTTTTATCTTGCGCTATACATTCAACCCAAAGAACATCTTCAAGGGTTCAGAAGAATTCCAAAAGCAACTTCAAGCCTTTACCTTAGCCCAGCAAATGCGCGGGGCTAAAGCTTACGATCCAGCCAACAACGCTCTCACTGGTTATAAGGTTGACCAAAAGGCAGCAGCTGATGCGAAGAAGGCAGCAGCACTCCAGGCAAAGCTTCTCAAGGATTCGCTCAACAACCAAAAGAAACTTTCAGCAGAACAGAAGAAGCAAGCCGCTCTCAAGAAGGCTGGAACTCTCTTTGATGTTGAACAGGCAGGAATCCTCGCAGCCCTCAATGGCAAAATCTCTGATGAGGAACGCAAGCGTCTAGAGCTTCAACTGGCTCTGCTTACAGGCAATGCTGACAAGGCGAAGGCGTTGACTTATGAGCTCGCTACAGCCCAGGGACTAGGCAAAGACTTAGCCGCTTACCTTGCAAGCCTTCCTGACGCAAAGAATCCTTTCGAGTCATGGGCTGCCTATCTCGACATGATTGAGCAGCAGGTTCTCAAGATTGCCACACAGGCAGGAACAAGCTCTGCAAAGACAGTCTCGACTGCATCTCTTCCGCCTATCTCTCAAGCTGATGTCAACCGCATTCTTGCCCCAACAAGCGACAGAGGCGTGAGCACTTCAAGAGATTACTTTGAAAGCATAGGCATGAAGGCGAGCAATGTTGTTCCTCTTCCTACCTCATCGGACATTGGAAGACTTGCTCAGAATATGTCTTCAGGCTCAAGCACCATTGGCGATTACCTCAATGTAACTCTTCAGATTGATGGAAAGACTATTGCCTCAGCATTGCAAGATCAGTCATTGTCAGGCAACAACACAACTATCAGCCGCACAGGTAGCTAGTCATGGCGTTACCAGCAGATATTTCCGTCAGCTTTGACTTCAGCTCCGGGGCGACATTCTCACTGCCTTTTACGATAGGCGATGAGAAATACGGTCTTCTAGGAACTGGCACACTTGCAGGGTCAGAAGTTCCAATCCCTACGGTTGACCTTACTCCTAATGTGCGCAGCATTAAGATTGAACGCGGTCGCAACATTCAAAGCGACACTTACATTGCAGGAACTGCGGTTGTTCGAGTCTATGACGCTGATGGCGCATGGAATCCGCAGAATCCTTCATCACCCTATTATCCTTATTTAGTCCCATTGCGTAAGCTGCGCATTGCAGCAACAACTCCAACAACCCAGCACTTCCTCTTCAGCGGTTATACAACCGAATACCGTTATTCTTATGATCAGTCAGAGCAAATGGGTTATGTGGACATTTATGTCGCTGATGCTTTCAGACTCTTTAACCTGGCTCAAGTGACCAGCGTCACAGACTCAGGAGCAGGTCAAAGCACAGGCACACGCATCAACAAGATTCTTGATGAGGTTTCCTTCCCTAGCGCCATGAGAACGGTTGCAACGGGCGAATCCTTATGTCAGGCAGATCCGGGAACTTTGCGGACATCTCTAGCAGCTTTGAAGAATGTGGAGTTCAGCGAGCAAGGCGCTCTCTACATCGACACCTCAGGGACAGTTATCTTCAAGGATCGCAATGAAGTTGTTTCCTCTATTGCTGAGACTCCAATTGAGTTCAACCAAACAACAGGCATTCCTTACAAACAAGTTGTGTTTGCCTTCGATGACAAACTCATCATTAACAAGTCCAGCATTCAGCGCATAGGCGGCACGGCTCAGACCTACGAGAATGAAGACAGCATCGCTCGATACTTCCCTCATCAGTTCAGCGCCCAGGATTTAGTCATTGATACTGACGCAAACGCGCTCAATATTGCTGCAACTTTTGTCGCAACGAGAGCTCAGACAACCGTGAGAATCGATGCAATGACCGTTGATCTCTTGGATTCAGCAGTGCCAACAGACACAATCATCGGACTCGATTATTTCAATGTTGTGCGCATTACCAATGAACAGCCGGGCGGTTCAACGATAGTCAAGACTCTCCAGGTGCAGGGCTTGGCTTGGGAAATTACAGCAAACGCAATGACGGTCAAAGTGACCACGCTCGAGCCCATAACTGATGGGTTCGTGATAGGAAGCGCAGAACGCGGTATAATTGGCGTTAGCGCGATGACTTACTAGGAGACAAAATGCCAAACTTTCCAGCAGCAACAGGCGACATCTTAACCGCCGGAATGTATAACGCCCTGCCACAATTCAACTGGAATGCTCAATCAGGCACAACCTACACAGTGGCAAACACAGACATTTACCAGGTGCTAGTCCAGGCGACAAACGCCTCAACCAAGACAATCACAATCGCGCCTGACTCAACCCTGACTTCAGCAGTTCAGGGATCAGCAATTACTTTCCTCAACACAGGCGCAGGTCTTCTTTCTTTCGCAGCTGGCTCAGGCGTTACTATCACCTCAGCTGGAGCAGTCTCAGCAGCTCCTACTCTTGCTCAATATAAGACAGCCGTTGCAATCCGTACAGGCGCAAACGCTTGGACAATCGTTGGAGCAATCGGCTAGTGATCGGCACACTTGCAGCAGGACTTTTCGGTACTGGAGTGCCACCTGTAACTAACAGTTATGAGTCTATTGCAACCGTAAATGTCGGCTCAGGCGGAACAAGCTCTATTTCATTTACTTCTATTCCTTCAACCTATAAGCACCTTCAAATTCGTTTAATTGCTAGAACTAACCGCAACGACCAAAACGGCGATTTCTTTCAAACAACATTTAACGGCGACACAGCCGCAAACTATTCATGGCATTTCTTACAGGGCAACGGTTCAAGCGTTGGAGCAGTTGGCAACGGTTCCCAGTCGATGATGGAAACAAACCGTATTCCAACAGCTTTAATCGGAGCAAATGTATTCGGCGCAATCGTCATCGATATTCTCGACTATGCGGACACTAATAAATATAAAACCATTCGTTCGCTCGGCGGTTATGATGGAAACGGCACAGGCGAGATTTACTTTAACTCAGGTTCTTGGCGTTCTACTTCTGCAGTAAATTCAATTACTTTGAACAACAGCGGCAGCCGCACAATTCAACAGTATTCTCACGCAGCACTCTACGGGATTAAGGGGTAATCATGGCAGCCGGTTCAACATACACCCCGATAGCGACCACAACGCTGGGAAGCGCACAGGCAAGCGTTACATTCTCAAGCCTTGGTTCATACACAGATTTAATTGTTGTATTAACTCCAATTCGTTCAACTTCTGACACCAATACAATCTTTAGATTCAACGGGGATTCAGGCTCTAACTACTCAGCAACCGCGATGTATGGAGATGGCTCAACGGCTGCAAGTTATCGTTTAACTAGTTATGGTTGGTTAAACGCTGGATACACAACTACAAACCAGCAAACTCAGATAGTGCAGATTATGAATTACGGAAACACTACAACTCATAAGAGCGTTTTAGTGCGTCAATCAAACACAGGCAGCGCAGCACAGGCAATCGTAGGACGCTGGGCTAATACTGCGGCAATTACTAGCGTTGTGTTCTCATTAGAGAACGGTACAAACTTTGCAACCGGCTCTACCTTTACCCTATACGGAATTCAGGCGGCATAATGGCAAATACTTTTGAACTTATTGCAGCGGTTACAGTTGGAGCAGGTGGTGCTTCAAGCATCGACTTTACTTCTATTCCAAGCACTTACACAGACTTGTGCCTTAAGGTATCCACTCGCGCCACCGGTTCATTCCCACAAGGCTTTATGATTCTCCGCATTAACGGAACAACTCCGGGAAATGTTGTCAATCGTTATTTAACTGGCAACGGCTCAAGTGCTTCCTCATCTGTAATTTCAAATGCTGATGGCTCAGCCGCACAAAGCCAAGGAGCTACATCAACCGCATCAACATTCTCAAACGGTGAGTGGTACATCCCTAACTATGCAGGTTCAACAGCCAAGAGTATTAGTTCAGATTCAGTCTCAGAGACTAACGGCACAACAATTAAAGCCTCGATGATTGCCACGCTATCACCAGCAACTACAGCAGTTTCAAGCCTCACAATAGTTATCGGCGATGACGGAAGCGGCTCGCTAAGTAACTTTGCACAATACTCAACCGCCTACCTATATGGAGTCAAAAATGCCTAATCCAACACGAATCGAAATCAACTGCGAGACAGGCGTGGAGTCAATCATTGAACTCACCGATGCTGAGGTTGCAGAACTTACCTATCAGGCAGAACTAGCAGCTGAAAAGAAGGCTGAAGAAGATGCGGCTGCTGCTGCACTTGAGGCAAAGAAGCTCGAGGTTCTAGAGAAGCTTGGTCTTACAGCTGACGAAGTAGCCGCTCTCCTGGCATGACTCCCAAGTTATGCAAAGCCGGTCAACAGTTAAGGC